CTCCAAGCCATGCAACGCATGAGTTTTTTCTACAAACCGGCATAGCCCACGGTCCCCGTCCGCTCCCTTTGCGCGCGTAATCCTCTAGATTCCAAGGTAGGCACAACACAATGACCACTACAAAAACCATGCGGGCCGAGCCGCGGTTCCTGTCTCCGACGCCTGCCCCGGTGGATATCACGGCGGCGTCCGCCGGGTACGCCATGCTGGGCATGGAGCTGCTGCCGCAGGGTGAGCTGGTGGCCGCCGTGCTGGAGGCAAACAAGCCGGACGGGCGCCCGCTGTACAAGGACATCACCGTCCAGATACCCCGCCGCAGCACGAAAACGACCACGATTCAGGCCGTGCTGCTGGGCCGCTGCTCCGCCCGCCCCGGGTACAAGGTGATCCAGACCGCCCAGGACGGCACCCGCGCCTCGATGGTGTTCATGGACATGGTGAGAACCATGGAGATGGTGGACCCGCGGGAGCCAAAAGAGCGGGACTGGAAGGTGTTCGCGTCCACCGGGCGGGAGTATATCCAGTGGAAAAACGGCTCCCGCTGGTGGGTCGCACCGCCCAAGGCCAGCTCATTCCGTGGCCTCGCCGCCGACGTGCTGTTCTTCGACGAGGCCGGAGAGTATGACCTCGCGCTCACGGCGGAGCTGCAGGCCGGCGCGCTGCCCGTGATGGACACCCGCCCGCACGGGCAGATCATCAAGGCCGGCACACCGGGGCTCTCACGTGACGGACTGTTCTGGACCTCGCTGGAGGCCGCCCGCGCCCAGCCGGAGCGGTACGGGATCGTGGACTATTCCGCGCCGGACGCCGCCGTGATCGATCAGGAGGCCGCCGGGAACCCGGATCTCTGGTACTCCGTCCACCCCGGCCTGGCATGTGGCCTCACGGACCTGGACACCATCCAACAGCGGTGGGACACCATGGACACCCCCACGTTCGTCCGGGAATACCTCTGTGTCTGGCCGCCGGACAGCTCCCGTTCGGCGTTCGACCTGGACGCGTGGCGGGACTCCGGCGTGCCGCCGCTGGAGACGCCCGAGGGGCTGCCGTGGGCGCTGGGCTATGACGTGGCCATCGGCGCGTCCGCGGCGGCGTTGGCCGCTGGATGGTTCGACGAGGACGGACACCCCCACTGCCAGCTCTTGGACCACCGCGCCGGCGCGCACTGGCTCGCGGACGAACTCCATAAGGCCACCACGAAGCACGGCGTGGATGCGGGCTATGACAACATCGGGGACAATATCGCCGTGGCCCAGGCCGCCACCCGGAAACCCCGGTTCAACACCCGGCGGTTGAAGTCGCTCCAGCTGAGGGAAGTCGCCGCCGCCACCGCCGTGGTGGCCGCCTCGCTGGACCAGGGAACGTTCACCCACGGGCGGGATCCGGCGCTGGACGCCGCCATTTTGAACGCGGTGTGGCGGGAGTCGAACGGTTCCCGGCTGCTGGGCCGCAAACACGGCAAGGACATCTCCCCCATTCAGGCGTGTATCCATGCCTTGGCCGCCGCCGCGAACGCTAAACCCCGGACCCGCGTGAAGCTCCCCGCCGTTCTCGTGGGGTAGACGCCTATCGTTAGGCGTGGTTAGCTATAGGGTATGGAAAGCATCGAATACAAGACGCAGTATGACCCCGGTTTCATCGGTCCCGTGCTGGACGTCGTGGCCCGTTACGACGCCTGGGACCGGCGCCGCCGCTCCTACGCCGAGCTTGCCGCGGAGGACTTGCTCCAGGGCCGGACCGAGATGGCGCTCATGTGGGCGAAGAAGTACGCCGAATTGGACGAGCGCATGAAGGCGGCCGTCAAACGGTCGGTAACCGACACTCACTAGAGTTACCTATGGGTTGGTAAAGTGTTCGCCATAGGGTAATTCTTTACCCCGTGGGAATACTTGAATGGTTCAGGACGGACTACCCGGCGTCGTTTCAGAGTGCCGACATCGGGCTACGCTCCCCGTTCTTGCCGGCATCGTCCCACCTCGCCGTTGTCACGGCACCCGGCCTGCCTGACGGTCTGGTCACGGTAGGCAAGGCGCTGGCCGTCCCCCCGGTGGCCCGCGCCGTTGCCCTGTACTCCACCGTCATCGCGTCCTTTGAACTGGCCGCGACCGAGGGCACAACCCCCACCTGGTGCTCCCGGACCACCGGGGCCGTGACAGCGGCGACACCCTTCGGTTCCGCCGCCATCACGGCGGGGCACCGCTGGGCGCTCATGCTCCAGGACTTGCTGTTCACCAACGAGACGCTGCTCTGGAAAGACGACGTGGACGCGGATTACCGTCCCGTCACCGGCCTATCGCACGTTCCCCGGAACCGCTGGAACCTGAACAAGGACGGCTACATCGAGATTGACGGGGTAGTGCAGGACACCCGCCACGTGGTGTACGTCCGCGGCATCATGCCGGCGGGGTTCCTGGAGGCCGGGAAAACCACCATCAACCACTTCCACCAGCTCCAGGACGCCATCCTGCACCGGGCATCGATGCCGGTTCCGCTGCTGGACCTGCACATCAATGACGCCCAGTTCGTGCCCGAAGAGGGCGAGCTGGAGGAAATCGCCGCGAACTGGGGCACCGCCCGCGCCTCCGCTAACGGCGCCGTGGCCGTCTCCCCGCACTGGCTGGACGTGAAGGCCATGGGCACCGGGGCCATGGACATGCTCACCGAGGCCCGCAACGCCGCCCGGCTGGACGTGGCCAACCACCTGAACATCAACGCCGCCATGCTGGAAGGCGCGAACGGGACGAGCGACACGTACTCCAACACGCTCCAGAACCAGAACGAACTGCTCACCCTGTCCATGCGGACATTCCTGGAACCCATCGAGCGGCGCCTCTCCCAGGATGACGTGACGCCGCCGGGGACCGTGTTGAAGTTCGACACCTCCCAGTTCGATACCACCGACGCCAAGGGCAACGAGGGCAACGCCGTCGCCGCCCCCGTCGCCGCCCCGATTGAAGAGGACGCCGCCGCATGAGCGAACCGATCAGACTCCAGGCACTCGCCACCGAGGTCACCGCCGACGCTGAACAGCGGATCATCCGGGGCCGTGTGACGATGTTCAACACCCTGGCCGCCTCCCACGGGTTGCGGATCACCGCCGGCGCGCTCCAGCCGCGGGAACCGTTCAAGCGCGTGAAGCTGCTGAGGGATCACGACATGGCCCAGCCCGTGGGGTACATGACCGAGTTCGCCCAGGGCGAGAACCACGCCGACGCCGCGTTCTACGTTCCTCCCGGCGCGGACGGGGACCGTGCCCTGTCCGAGGCCCAGTCCGGCCTCCGCGACGGTTTGAGCGTCGGGTTCATGCCCACCGATTACGAGTTCGACGACGAGGCCACCCTCGTGGTGAACGCCGCCGAACTTTACGAAGTGTCCCTTTGTGCCGTCCCCGCTTTCCAGGACGCACAGGTGGAGTCAGTCGCCGCAGCCGTGGCGTTAGCAAAACAGCAAAAGGAATCGAACATGACTGAGACGCCCACGGCACCGGCTGCACCGGCTGCCCCCGCCCCCGCTCCCACCACGCTGGCCACCCCCGCCGCGCCCGTCGCGCCGGCTGGCCCGCGGAATGAACGCCTCGCGCTCCGCCAGCGCATCGCCGAAACCGGCAGTGTGCAGCTGGCCCTGGACCCGATCATCCAGGCCGACGTGTTCGACGAGGTGACCGTCCCGGAGTTCGTCGGTGAGCTGTGGCGTGGCCGCTCCTACTTCCAGCGCTACGCCCCACTCATTTCCGCCGGCACACTCACCGGGCAGAACATGACCGGCTGGCGCTGGGTCACCACCCCGCAGGTAGGCGACTACGCCGGAAACCTGGCCGAGGTACCCACCAACGTCGTCACCGCCGAGGACGTTCCGTTCGGCGCCTCGCGTGTCGCGTCCGGCCACAAGATCGACCGCATCCATGTCGACATGCCGAACCCGGCGTTCTGGGACTCGTTCTACCGGGAACGCGCCGACAACTACGCCCGCCTCATGGACGGCAAGGTACTGACCCACCTGACCACCGCGGCGAACCACACCGCCGTGGTGGACGCCACCACGGACCCGTGGGAAAAGATCATCGTCGGCGCCCAGAACGTGCTGGAGTTCGCCGTGCCGGACTTCGCCCTGATCGGCGCGGACCTGTACCGCCAGCTCGCCATGACCACCGAGGTGGACAAGCTCGCCTTCCTGAACGCCTCCCTGGGGCTGGAAGAGGGTTCCCTGAACGGGTTCCGCATCGTCGGCGCCCCGGCCTCCCAGGCCTCCCTGAACGGGAAGGTCATCGTCGGTGCGTCCGCGTCCACCACGCTCTACGAACTGCCCGGCGGTCCCATCCGTGTCGACGCGCTGGACGTCGCGCACGGCGGCATCGACGCCGGCCTGTTCGGTTACTACGCCCTGTTCACCGCCGACAAGCGCGGCGTCGTCTCCGTCAACGTCGCGTAATGGCCAGCTCGATTACAGCCCGCCTCGCTGACCTCGAGGCCCGGCTGGAGAAGGCCGAGGCCGAACTCCGCAAGCTTAAGGGCGTTACCACCGCCCACGCTGTGGCGCTGAAGGAC